ATGAGTAAAAAAAATAATTCTTCAGATTTTGACCCTACTCATAATGAGATAAAAGGTTATTCGCTTCCCCAGCTGGTACTGGGAAAAAGAAATTATGTCTATTTCTATGCCTTCGACCCCGTTTCCGGCCTCCGGAAGCGGAAGAAATATTTCCTGGGAAGATGCAAATCCAAAAAGGACACGCTGCGCACGTCCAGGGAGATGATCGTGAATATCACCCGCAAGCTGGAGGCTGGATGGAATCCGTGGGTGGAGTCTGCTGATTCTTTAACCTACACCCTGTTTTCGGATGTTGCAGATCTTTACCACGACTTTCTCTATAAACGTTTGAACGATGGAAGTCTCCGTGAGGACACGGTTCTCAGCTACATCAGCTATCTGAAGATATTCAGGGAATGGATTTCCGATAAGGGATTCCTGGTCTATATGTTCCAACTGGACCATCAGACGGTTTCGCGGTTCCTGGACTACGTTTACATTGAGCGAAATAACTCTTTCGTTACCCGCAATAACTATTTAGCCTGGTTAAGATCCTTCTGTACTTACCTTCTCGAGAGAGGTTACTTGCATCAGGATCCATGTGCCAGGTTCTCGAACATCAGGATCAAGGGCTATGCCAAGGAACGCACGGTCATTCCTGATCACGTGATGCTCCAGATACGCGACTATCTTGAGAAGCACAACAGGCATTTTCTGCTGGCCTGCTATCTCACGCATTATATGTGTATCAGACCAAAGGAACTCTCGCGCATGCGCGTGGGCGATATAAATATAGGTAAATGCACGATTACGTTGCATGAGGATCAGACCAAGAATCGGGATTCTGTCACCATCACCATGCCCCAGAAGGTGGCCAAGCTGATGATCGACCTTGACATCTTCTGCGCCCATGGTGGCTGCTACCTCTTCAGCGAAGGTTTCAAGCCAGGCGAGAAAGCGAGGTCGGAGAAGCAATTTCGCGACTATTGGTTCCATCATGTAAAGAAAGACCTGAAGTTTGACGAACGGTTCAAGTATTACTCCCTGAAGGATACAGGTATAACCAATATGCTGCGGAATGGTGTGGATCCGATATCCGTTAGGGACCAGGCACGTCACAGTTCTTTGGCCATCACCAACACTTACACACCTCTCGACATTAAGGCTGCCAATCCGCTGATGCTGAAGTATGAAGGCATACTTTAACCTCTGGCATCTGAAAATACCTAGAAATACCTGCTCAGGCAAAGGAGTCCATTTTTTAACTTATTTTATGGAGACGTAATGGTGACGTCTCCATGATTATTAACTTTTATTATAAGTGGAAATGGTATACAAAGGTATACGAAGATAAACAAAGGTATACAAAAAAGGTAGTGAACTATGTCACTACCTCGTAGAAATATCCAGTCTTCAAAGGGGAGATACCTTCTCCAGTGATACCCAACTCTATACGATCGCAGATGAATTTCCTGTTACGGATGATATATATCTTCTTTGGGTCAGGTTTTCCGTCGAAGAGAAAATCGACGCGAATTTCATTGTTGCCGTTGACATTCCGCCGTATCTTGATGCCCCTGTTGTGGAAGTTGCCGATATGTGTGTAGTCGGCAGCAGGGAAAAGCGACATCGAGAACCGTGGCAAGATCACCTTGCTCGTATGCCTGCATTCAGTGAATGCAATTGGCTGCCATACATTCTCAGGATCCGAGACACCCCAAGGATCGCTTTCGCTGTACTGGGCGAACATTTCCCATTTGGTAGCTTTGTATTTCGCTCCGGAAGCGAAGAAGATCTGCAGTGTGCTGTCATCACTGCCCTCCTCTGGTGTCGAGTCCCCGTTTTCCAGGACATCTTCCACTGTGACATAATCAGCGGTGTCATCGACCGAAGACCATCCGCTGATGTTAGTCTGATTCTCGCATTCTATGTTGGCCACCAGACAGTCGAACGAATATTCCTTGTGCGGAATGATATAGGCACCGTTATTACCGTTGTCAGCCAGAGCAGTACAGAAATGGCACTCCCCCCACATCATGGCCACAGGAACGATGGAAAGCGACACCATGGAAGCGCCAACCTTTCTTATCAGCGGTGAGAACCAGCCGCACTCCGCTAGCGTCTGACCTGTCACATTTCCGTTTTCATCGACGATAGACCTACCGTAATACCAGCCCACAGGGATCTTGAAAAGGGATGTCATCTTGTCCTTCAGCGGCATTCGGTTGAAATTCACCTTCATCTCGCCATACGATGAGTATTCGCGTACAGTAAAAGCCTTTTTCACATCCTCGGAGATGGAGTCCACGCTGCGCTCACAGCTGGAAAGTTCATACTCAATGTTTGAAGATCCAAGATACTCCAGCCCCTCCTCGTCATAGCCTGCAGAGAAACCTTCTGCTGGAGTGATATACTCAGTACCAGCACCGCCAGCTTCTCCGAAATGGACGATAGATACCTGGCTCTGCTTCTCATTGAAGATATAGACTGCATTAAATAGTTTCCGGAACTCATCGAGAAACTTATAGCAGCTCCAGTGTGGCAGTGCTCCCCCAAGGCTCAGCGACTTACGAGCGCTGCATACATAGAGGCTGCTCCAAGGCTCTTTGTCGTAGTCGTTAATGACAGTCTTGTATCCCAGACGCTCAAAGACCTTCTTGAGCACCATCATCAGGTTAGGCTGTACTGCACCGTTCATCAGCGTTACACCGATGGCCTTGTCGCTGCTGTCTCTCATGTAGCAGAGCTCATTCGCATAGAAATCGTTTGTCTCGTCGTGTGCCTGGAAGAAGGCATACTTGCCAGCCTCACCGATGAAACCTTGTGAATTGAGTTCTGAAGCAAAGTTCAGCAGGCGTATGTCTGAAGCCCGACCGATGATCAGGTTCCTGTATCTTTCAGCCACCTGACCATAGTCTATTTCGTCAATATAGATATTGTCGAACGAAGCTTTGTAGCGCAAGTACGACTTTCCCGCCAGTATCTGGATCTTCACTTCCTCCTGCGTGATGGAAGTGATGGTTCCCTTGCCTCGGATCACCTCAATATTATCTGCCACCAGACGGCAGTCCTCAAAGTCCTCAGACTCAAATGAGGTGTCTATGCGGTTAATTGCACCGAACACGGTTGCGTTCTGCGGTATCTCCATGGGGAATATCACCTCCATGGTTTTCTCATCGCCGTCCTTGATGAATGGGTTCTGCAGGGTGACCTTGATGTCACTCTGAGCTGCCGGATAGGCTGGTTGGTTGTTGATGTAGCAGACAATCATCTTTCATTCAGTATTTGAAAATGTTTATAACTCTTGTGGAAGCTGTCCAAAGGGAAATCCACATGGATGCCATGCTCCTCGATGACGGTCAGGAGTCGCTCGTTAACCTCTCTGGATCGCTCCAGGGAGTCCTTCAGTTCCTCGTTGTCAGCTGAGACGTTTACGACAGGAGCCACAACGGCAGCGCCTCCGTTTCCAAGCTGCCGTGAGATATCATCTGCAGTAAGCGATCCGACACGATTGTTGCGCTGCGCCTGGTCGATGAAATCCAGTACTGGGCGGACATTAGGATTATTCACAGCCCTATGGTTAGCCACGAACTCGCCTTCATGGACTACTCCAGCCTCTTTCTTGTAGCGCCGTCCGCCTGTAAAACCACCCTCATAGTAACCAGCCTGCTGGGCAGCTTGCTGCTTTTGGATAGCAGCTATCTGTATCATTCCTGCGGCCAAGGCCATAGAAGCGAAGGCAGCAGCGACGATAGGTGCTGCAGGTCCACCGACAGAAAGACCTGCGCCATAAGCCTGGAGGGAGTTGACCGCCATCTGAGCGAAGGCCTGAGCTATCTGAATCTTCATCTGTTTGGCGTTGTACTTATTCTTGATGGCTGCCTCTTCCTTGGCCTGTTTCTCCTGCAGCTTCTTGACTTTCTTCTGGTTTTTACCTGCAGCTTCAATCTGCTTCTCGTACTTTTTCTTTACCATAGCCGTCTCATATTCGGCCTGGGCTGAGTAGAGCGAGCTCGTAGCGGACATGATCTGATTGATAGAACTGTATGCCGACTGGAACTCAGAGGCCATCTGTGCGCAGAACTCTGAAGTGGCTTGAGCCTTGGCAGCGAGGTATGCAGCATGGTTCTGCTCATCATTAGCATAGAGGATCTTCAGCTGCTCCATGGTAGCCTGATACTGTCTGATTGTACCAACAATCGGTGTGCTATAGCTGGTACCTTCAGCCTGTGCGTTCTTATTCACATTGTTCTGGGCATTCTTCAGCATCTGGGAGCCAGTCTGCTTCGTCTGCTCGTCAGGAGATACAGAAGAGGCGTACTGTGCCTGAATCGCAATCTTTGCCCTCTGGTACTCCTCTTCCTTGACCAAGCCCCGACGATGAAGTTCCTCCAGTCCATTGAGGGCAACGGCCTGCAGTCGTTCATTACCCATATTCAGGTAATTCTCCTTCAGCTCCTCCACCATCTCAGCATACCGCTGCTGGTGCTCCAGCTGATGCTGGTATTCCCTTTCAGTAATCTCCTCTTCAATCTCTACACGCTCCTCAGATCCTTTACGGTAAAGGGCAGCCTTGTTCTGGAGGTAGTTGATATCCTCCTGATACATAGCCTCCAGATATGCCCCCTCATCATCCCATTGTTTGGACTGCAGTTCAGCAACGACACTCTGATGAACCATCTCGACTTCCCGCTGATTCATACGCTCCTGGCGTTCTACGCTCTTCAGGAAATAAGTTTCCCTATCATTCAGGATCTTTTTATATTCATCGGATTCTTCATTGTAGATGGCCAGACGCTTGTTGAATCCATCCAACTTAATACGATCAATCTCACTTATATATTTGCGGTAGTCTATTTCACCCTTGGCATAGCGGTTCATGACGATAGCCAGTTCCTGTTCTGTCTGAGCTTTGATGGCATCGTTACGTTCCTTCAGCTCTTTCTTCTGCTGAGCCTCCAGCTTCTTGGCAGCAGCTTCTGCAGCCTTACGAGCCTTTTCTTCAGCTTTGGGGTCGACTAAGGGTTCTGGCTTTTTATTCTTTTCATTATAATGTGGATCGCTTAAAGGAATATATACATTGAACTGCTCTCCGTCTTCGCCAAGAAGTTCCGGATAGGCCTTATAGATGGCGGCACGGCTTTTGCCGGCCTCCTCGATAATCCTGTTTTGTTCGCTCAGCTCTTCCCGTATCTGATCCGTCCGGGTCTTGCCGAATACTCCTCCGGTACTCATAGCCAAATCGTTGTCTGCTACCTGAGTTTTATCCAATTGGTTTGTCAATTTCTCAATTTCAACAGTTGCCTTTGCTGTCTTGCTGCCAATTTCCTGCAACATTTCCTTGGCACCTTCAAGTTCATATTTCTTAACCAAAGACTTCAGATAATCATTCAGGGCTTTAGTGTTCTCTTGATACTTACCTGTTGTTTCATCCAGCTTAGCATTATAGCCTGGAATTATCTTGTTAAGTTCATCGATGGCTTTCTTGCGGTTATCAAGTGAAGCTTTCTCGTTTTTAGCTGTGCGGATGAGTAACTCCAACTTTTCCTTTTCCTCACTATATCTTTCAACTGCATTTTCCCTGATTTTGTTCAACGTGTTTGTTACGTTAATGGTCTCTTTTGACTTCCTGACCAAGTCGACAATAACACCTACCAGAACCATTGCAGCAGCAGCTGCTGCCATCCATGGATTATTCCTGACCAGCACGAAAAGGCTTTTCATTCCTTTTATCAGTTTCTCATTCCAGAACACTTGGAGTTTTGTAAGTGAAATATCAATGACCTTTTTCGCATTACAAGAAGCGATGGCTAAACCCAGGGAAACTATTGCTGCCCTGTTTTTTGTGACAAACTCTATAAGTAAAGCGAGGATTTTTATTAGAGAGCTGCCTGCTGTTATTCCGTATCTTGCAACAGGAATAAGCTTTTCGCCCAACTCAATTCTCAGGTCAGCAAACTTTTTCTTTGCCTTGTCAATATCAGCCTGAACTGTCTTGTTCTGGATGTTGTACTCTTCTATAACCGAATTCCCTTCCTCGTATGCCTTTGTAGCTATGCGCTGCCGTTCGGCTACGTCATCGACTTTATCCCCAAGGGTAGAAAGCACACCGATGGCACGCTGGCCGTCGAGGTTCATGGCGTCGAATACCTTTCCGAGATCCTGCATGTCACGACCCTTCAGGCTCTTGGCAACAGCAAGAATGGCACCGTTAATGTCCTCCGTTACCAATTTCTTGTATTCCTCCACTTTCATCCCTGTAAGGCGTGCGAAGGTGTCAAGATCCGTAGTCATCTTCACCAACAGCTGGCCGAAGGCTGTGGCTGCCATCTCGTCACGCAGCATGTTTTCGTCCATGACGGCACCATATCCCATGATCTGTGACTGTGTCAGGCCTATCTGTTTGCCGAATCCTGCCACACGTGCGGTGAAGTCGACGAGGTAGCCTGCGGAGGCAGAAGAGTTCTGTGACAACTCGTTAACAGCAGAGGCAGTGCCCAGCATGGCACCACGCAATCCCATTGTCTTGTCCGTGCCGAATGTCATTGTCAGCTTGCCGATGTTCTTGACAGCATTTTCGCCAAGATCATCCCCAAGGGCGATATTGATTTTGTCAGCAGCATCGACGAACTCCATGATGGCCTCCTTGCCCTGGATTCCGAGGCGACCGGCATCGCCTGCCAACTGATTCAGTTTTTCACGGGATGTACGGGTATCGAACTGTTTGAACTCCTCGTTCATCAAATGCACTTGTTCAGTGGTTTGTCCCGTGTATTTGCGGACATTCTCCATCTCTTGATCCATGTCCGCAAAAGCCTGTATAGCCCTGCGGACTGTAAGTGTGAGTCCTGTTATGGAAGAAAGACCTACGATGACAGTACCCTGTACTTTGTTGAAGAAATCAGCCATCCGGTTCAACATTCCCTGTTGTGCCGCACTTTCATATCTGACTCTCTCCAGCTCTGTACGCAGTTTCTTGGCCTGCTCCTGCATCCTCTCGAACTCCTGAGTACCACGAGGCAGTTCCCTCAGTCTCTCGTTCACAATCTTGATGGAATACTCTAGATCCCGGACATTGGCCTTCGAAAGATTGTGCATGGTTTTATCAATCAGTTCCGTTTCCCTTTCAGTCACCTGAAGCGTCTTGTTGGCCTGTGCTACCTCAGCTTCGTATTTGTCTATCTGATGTACAATCTGATTCTGCTCAGCCTTTATCTCCTGGATCCTTGCCTTGACATCCCGTAACTGTGCAATGGCCGTATCATATGATGTGGTACCAGGCTTAGCTGCAGCCACGTTCTGCTCCAGAATCTTCTGAGCTGAAAGCAGGTCGTTAAGGGAACTGCCCTTGATGTCCTGCATGACTTTCACCAACTGATCCATGTTTGCGGTCAGTTGCTCAGATTCATTCTTAGCCTCGCGGGTTGAGTTTTTCAGTTCCTTGATGCGGTCTTCAATCTTGATGATACCCTGCTGGATCTCCGTAAACTCCTGAGTACCGGGAAGTGCGGTCTTAGACTGCTCCCTGAGTTTACGAAGGCCCTTCTGCAGATCCTGCAGCGTCACATCATTGATGTTATCCAGGATTCCCTGCACACCTGTCATCTGGGAACGCCACTGGTTCAGTTCCTTGGTGGCTTTCTTCAGCTGTGCTTCATCGAAGAAACCGCCAGACTTGGCAGCATCTTCCTTAGCCTTTTTGAGATCCTTTACTTTCTGCTCAAGCTCCTTCAGCCGGTCCGTAGCCTGCTGGGAGTTGAGTTCAATGGTTGTTACATATCTTTCGTTCTTGGCCATAAAAAACGTGCTATCTTTGAATTTTCGACAAAGATAGCACGTAAGGCCTTGCTATAAAAATACACTACCAGCGCTTCGCCTTCCGGATCTCCTCCAGCTGTTTCCGTGCCCTTTCACTGTTTTCCCGGGCCACTCTATTTAGGAAATCACGGTCTGACTCCTCATAATGGCCACCACTGTCGCCAAACCTGTCTGCGGTCTTTGCCAGTGAGATAATCAACCAGGTTCCTATTACTCCTATGATGAAAGAGAATTCCATATTATATTTCTTTTTTGCAAATATACGAAATTATCGCGAATCTTGCAATTATAGATCCTCTTTTTCTATTAAGAAAATGATTTGTTACTGGATTTTTATTTATTTCGTAGGTTATATTGGAACAAACTGCCACCTGGAGATAACAAAAAATACACCGGTGCATCGCTGCAGCGGTGTATGTGTTATGCAAGATTATTGAGAAAGTATTATATTACTCGATTCCGAGCCATTTCTTAGCCAGCAGCTTGGCCGACTCACAGAACTGGTTGTACTCCAGCCATTCCGATTCGTGCTCCTGGAAGGAGTTCACGTAATGGCGGTGGATGGCCAGCTCCTCGCTTTCGCTGTAGCGTGAGCGGATGATGGCGTTAGTGACACAACCGTAGTCCGACGGATCAGAACAAGGCAGGAGTGTACCGCCGTCCTTCCGTGGGCCTGTGTAGCTATAGCCCGTGATGGGCGGCGCGTCTTCAGGCGCATTGTCCTGTTTCCAGTTCTCTACGACGGTCTCCCCGAGGAAACCGATGATCTGAGCACTCCCGTATGGGAAAAATGTCTTCTGCTCAGCATACGTTACAGTATTCATTTCCATGTTTATGTGAATTTGGTGTAAAACTTTCCGTCCTTGCCCTTTTCCTGTCTGATAACCGTGGGAGCCGGCAGATCCTCGGGACCGAAGTCGTGGAGTGCCTGATCGATCATGATCTTGCTCCCTGTAAAAGCGTAGAACTCTGCATCCTGCTCTGTAGCGTGGCCGTCGCCGTCGAGTTTCTTCTGGAACACATACGTTTCCTCCTCGCCGTCCCGGCCGGTATTCGTGAAGGTCTTCAGGATCTTCTTGAACCTGATGGCCAGCACCTTCGAAGGCACTTCCTTCTTGATTTCCCTTTCGATGCCTTTGGTGTCCCTCTCCATCACAGTTACGATTTCACGGTCAATCTTAGAGTCCGTCACCGTGTAGTCCAACAGGAACAATTTAGGGGATTCGGCGTTTACCCCCCCCCGTTTTGTCATCAATTTTTACCACCAATGACGAAAAGGGGACTTTCTGATCAGGTGACATTCCTTCAAAAGGTGGTTTGACTCTTCTGTGTTTGATGATTTTTCCAAGTGAATTCTCCATACCGATAGTTTTTATTAGATTGATACTGTTTGCGTGTTTGATGTATCCCAGATTGCTGGCCAGTTTGATACGGATCTGCTCTTCAGAGAATCCTTTCTTCTGGAGTTTGTGAGCCCTACGGGCAACCTCCTGCTTATTACGCTTGGATACTGCCACCCTCTCGTGTAGGAAGGTGTAGCCGCACAGGCGTATCCCCATCCATACGGGCCTGACTTGGTAGTCACCGTTGATCACGGCTCTGTAGTCGCGTGTCAGGACCATTATCGTCATGTCACGGATACAACGGAGAAACACCTTGTCCTCATGTATCACCAGTATATTGTCGACGAACCTGTAATAATGGGTGATGCCCTCTTCCAGAAACAGTCTGAATCGCAGAGCCAGGAACTGTGACCCCCGGCTGAGCAGTTTCATCTCGTCCGGAGATCTGGCCGTCACACACCATTCTGCAATGTAGTGCGAAGTCCAGTACGCCAGTTTCTCGGGGTTGTCCAGGATATCGAAACCTCTCTCCACCAGCCTGTCGAAGTCGGCCAGATAGAGCATGCCGAAGAGCTGTGCCATCTTGATGCCCAGAGGGGCACCCTGAGGGTAGGAGTCGATGACCCTGTGTATGAAATTGCGCAGCTTGCCCTCCTTGAACTTATTGTCAATCTTCCTCTTCAGGAAGAAATGATCCATCAGGGGAAAGTAATGGTGTATGTCCAGGACGAAGTTGTAACACACCTCCAGCTGCTCATTGGCAAACAGGTCATTCCTGATGAACCTCATCAGGGCATGGGTTCCAAGTCCAGGCCTTACCGCAGGGGAACGCCAGGAGATGTGGTCATACACGGCTTTTTCATAAGGAAGCATGGCGGCAGCTTCGGCATGGTGATCATATACAGGAGCTTTTGCCAGCTTACGCGGTTTCTTGTCAAAGATCCACTTTTCAGAATATCCGGAAGGAGAGAACGTTTCGTTGACGATATCACATACCACCTCATGCACGTGCCGGTCAATGTCCAGCTCGTAGCGCATGACGTTCCATCTTTTATGCTTCTCTTCGGCATATCTTTCGAAAGCCTCTCGAGCATTCTCGACGGACTCGTTCTCCCCGGATTGTTTGATACGTCGCATCAGCAATCGGGGTTAGAAAGTAAAACATGATGGGTCTGTTGGTCGCCTGTGAAGGGCGTCCGACGGGTATGACGCTCGGCCTGTTACCTACGAGTCTCACCGTCATCTTTCGATATGTTCTTCCAATCGGAAAGGCTCACCCTCTTATACATTTACTTCATTTGGACCGCGCCCCTGTTCGCATTGGCATTCGAGGGGGCATTGTTGCCATTGAGCATGCAAGAGCCCGCATTGTCGCCATTGTTAGCATTGCCCAAACGGATAGAGCCGCGAACGGAGTGTCTGAGGGATCCACCTACTCTTTCAAAAAGAGCGGTGCAAAGTTACTACATTTTTATGGTTTCAGCAAGTCAAAGAGCGAATTTAACAATTTATATATTTAAAGAGGGCCTCGCCGGGAGGCGAGGCGACCGCCTTCCGGCGGTGGTGTTCTCTGCGTTCTGCGAACGCCTTATTCCGCGTTGACAGTGGTCAGTTCGGTGTCGAAGCTCTCAGCGAATTCACAGAGGACCGCGCCCCCGTTCGCAATGGCACGCGAGGGGGCATGGCTGCCAACGAGCATGCAAGAGCCCGCAGCGTCGCCACTGTCAGCACTGCCCAAACGGAGAGAGCCGCGAACGGTACCGTCCGTGGCAGCGGGATTATAATATCCGTCGCCAAAGAAGGTATCGTAAGAACCACCATCCTGCGTAGGCATTCCGGAGAGGTAAGCCTTCGAGATCTGCTTGATGGGCGACCATGAGCCGCTTTCATGAGCAGGCGTAGCACCAACCAGCTGCAGGCCGCTGACCGTTGACATGTCGATAGCCTGGCCGTCTATGACTTTCTTAACATACATCGACTGGGTTTTGTTGGAGTTGCAGACCAGAAGCGAATCCTCCTCCATCACCCACAGCGACTTATACCAGTTCTTCAGACCGAAGAAGCAGGGGATATTACCTATCACAAGATCACTGTCATCAGATTTCTTAATGGTTGTTGACAACAAACCAAGGAAATCACCTTTTTCAATACCCGTAGAGAGTTTCACGTATAATCCGTAACCACGTGTTGCCCATTCAACATCATTGCTATAATCGATGCCCTGACCGAGACCGCCACGATGCAGTCCGTTCTCATCGACTCCCTCTATAAACGGGGCCTGAATATGGCTGTTATGGAAGAAGATACGCATGAGCAGGCCAACCACGAAGATGGATACGCGCTCATTAGCAAACCACAGGTTGCCGTTCTTGCGGGCATATCCGGCCAACGTAATGACATTAATATTCGTTACAGCACTCTGTAACTGACTGCGCCAAGTGTTATCGTAACTGGCCTCATTGGTACCACCACGATATTGTGGATCATCAGAGATGTATCCGCAGAGGATGAGGTTAGTACGGTCAATGGCGCAGCGTCCGGTGGCACTTACAGAGCCCACGGGAATCTTCACGCAGGGATGACCATAGATCTGGCGGTCATCAACCACCTCATACTCATAGCCGTCCTCGATCCAGTTGGCATAATAGATATCTACACCCCAGCCCCACTGGTAGTGACCATCAGCACCAGTAAAGACAACAGCAGAGCCATCATCCTCATAATAGCGGTGGTCATTAGGCGACAGCTTACGGCGGGTGTGGTTATTCTTCACCATGTAGCCACCCAGTCTGAAGATATTCTTCATCATCCTCAGGCGCAGGAGGTTACCACAGGGCACACCTTCGCACTGAGCATCACCAACGGGTTTCTTTATTCCGAACCAGGTAATGGTACCGTCCGGGTAGTTAAGGGCATTTTTGATGTCGGACAGATCACCCTCAGCATTATTAAGTCGTCCGACATTCTCTTGTGCGAGCTCATAAGCCTCAATATCCCTTACAGGTTGGGAGCCCCAAGGTCCATCAGCATGAGTGCAGTAGCCAACATATTTTTCTTCGTTGTTCATAATTGATATTAATTTATAAAATAATTATTCAGTCAAAACCAGGTGAGTCTTTAGATTTGCATTACGAGAAGAGAGGCAGCGGCCCCGATGCCGCCACCTCTCAAGTCACGGATCAGGCACCAGGCTCATCAGTGATGGAGTCGCTGCTAACACCCTCCAGTGCAGCCTTGATCTGAGCGGCCTCAGAGCCCACTGCAGGTGTGCCAGTGATGTCGTAGCCCATCCAAGATGCGATCTCGGCATCAGTGGCCAGCGTCATGTCCATATCCTCAACCAGACCGTCCAGATTAGTCTTGTCTGTTGCAGACATTGCACCGGCTGCAGACTGAGTGGCCAAAGCGAGCTTCAGACCATTAGCGGTGATGTTAAGACCATTGGCGTTGTTAGGATCAACGAGGATCTTCAGACCGTCAACATCGACATACAGACCGCTTGCAGTTGCGTTGAGCTTGATGCTGAATGCCTTGCCGGTGAGGTTCAGACCAACACCATTGCTGTAAACGTCGATGAACTTACTGAGGTTGATCAGCTGATGTACAGCAGTCTCATCACCAGCCTGAGTGTTCACGATCAGATCGAGCCAGCTACCAGCAGCGTTAACCTGAGCGTTGGCCTCGTAAGGAGTCTCAACAGCCACGTTGTCCTCCTCGGTCACCATGAACTTACCCTCATTGTCTCCAGTACCCTCAACGACAGTCAGCTGGACGCTGTCCTTCAGCAAGAAATCCTTCGGGATGTCAATCTCACCGATGGTGTTGAGAGCAGTCACGGCAGCCAGAGAGGCTGCGGTAGTGACAACATAGGTCTTCAGGTAGCCACTGTTGGCAGTAGCCTTCTCGAAGATGTGAATACTGTTGGCATTGATTTTGAGATCAATGTACTTAATGACGCCGATCACTGCCTTCTTGATCAGGATGGCCAATGCAGAAAGAGTTAATTTACCCATAATGCAAAAAAGATTAAATTGTTAATAAATAAAAGAACTATACTGATGACGTTTCCGTCTCTTCAGTCGTGTCAAGGGAAAAGCCGAGAGCATCCTCGATGTCCGATTGTACATCGTCAACTAGCAGTTCATCCTTCAGCTTCGTATTCTCCGGCATACCCTCCAGGAGACTTTCAATCTCCTCGATGCCGTTGACCTTACCATCACCAGGCGTGCCGGTGATCTTATCCACGATCTCTACAGGAATACCCGTCGATTCGAAGAAGAATTCACGTTTACGGACGCGGATCGCAACTATGTAATACTTACCGTCGTCACGCTTTTCCACCACAAAGGGGATACCACTGATATCAATGGTTTTTGTTTGAACAGTCTTTGCCATATTATTCAGCTAAAATTAAGTGAGATCCAACCATTCTTGCCGTTGACCTGGAAGGGAACGTGAGATGCGTGCCAACCATCTTCGGCGATTCCAGGCTGTCAACCTTCTCTTCCAGATTATCGACGCGCTCATTCGTGGCATAGTCACCTGCAGGTTGTTTCCCTGCCAACTGGGAAGTGAAGTCAGCGATAATGCCCTGAAGCGTTGTCAAGTCGGATGTTCCGGCAAGGAAGGCCACGAACTCGTTGAATTTGTTGATAACGCCGTCAACGTCGGCACCAATCAGAGCCTGCAGGTTCGTGATGGCCTGCTGCATCTCTGCGATATCATCCTCCGTGAGCGACTGCAGCGCAGACTCGAGCGTAGACACACGGTTTGTGAGCGTCACGACATCGATCTGGCTGGCGTGTTCAGCTGCAGCCTCTGCGGCAGCGGCCTTCTCCTCGGCGCTCTCAGCGGCAGCGACGGCCTGCGACATGGCAGCCGACAGCTGTGCCATGGGGTGCTGCCAGTCTATCCAGAGAGCCCACCACTCGGATGCTATCGGCTGATTGTTGGCGTCGAACCCGGGGAACGGATGGTTGATGTTCGGAGCCTCCTGTGTGGATTTCTTCGACACCCACCAGTTTCCGTGCTCGTCCATCTTGCAGCGGTTATGGTGATATACCGTCTGCGGATCCCAGGGGTCACGGTCTTCAAGCATCATCGCCATGTATCCGAAGATGATCTTGCCGTTTTCATAAATATTACCCATAATCTTGTGATTTGAAAATTACATTAACATGCCGAAGCGGCCTTGCTCGTCGATGAAGAAGCGCGAGTAGTCCCTTTCAGTCTCCACGCCGATGCCCATGGTGTCGTAGTCCCAGAAAAATACGGGCCAATCCATGGTGCCACGGCTGGAATAGCCGCTCTCCACATACTCGTGCACGGTGACATCCCAGAACATCCAGTAGCCACGCTCCGACGGTATCGGCGGGTGCGCCATCATCTCCAGGCGGATATCTTCGGCCGACTGTCGCTGCTCCTCCTTCTCAGCCCAGATGTCGAGCGTGTTGCGAGCAGCCTCGAACCATGCCGTCCACTCAGCCCAGCGAGCCTCGAACCATGTCGTCCACTCAGCCCTGCGAGAGGCGAACCACTCATTCCATTCAGCCTTGGTGGCCGCATACCATGTGTCCCAGTCGTTCTGTACAGAGGCGAACCATGAGTTCCAAGCCCCTACCGTAGCGCTGTACCACTCGTTCCATTCAGCCTTACGGGCATTGAACCACGCCGTCCAGTCTGCCTGCACGCCTGAGAACCACGAAGCCACGTTGGCCGTGATGGCGGAATACCACGACTCTGCAGCCGTCTTGAATGGTGTATACCATGCGGTCACCTCGTTCTTGATGGCCTCTGCCTGTGCTCCCTGCGCCTCTGCGGTAAGCCCCTGCTGGCGTACTGTCTCGCCGATGGCAGTCAGCTGGTCGATGAGCGCCTGCACTCGGTCAGCCTCCGTCCTGGCGTAGTCACCCTGAGCATTGGCATAGACGGCAGCGTTCTCGGCAGACTCTGCAGCAGTTACGCATCGCTGCTCGATGGTGTCGACCAGCTCAGAGAGATTGTCGATGAGCGACTCGGGCGTGACGCTGACGATCTTCCTGACGCCCTGCCAGTTGAACACCGTCAGCACGCCCTTCATCCTCTCGGGGTCGTAGCTGACGAGCTCGATCTGCGAGGCATCTTTGGCATGCGCACGGAAATACTGCATCAGCAGCTCCTGGTGCGTGTCGCACCATTGCCAGATCCGTTCCTGCTCAGTGAATTCCATACGCGGGCTTTTACATTGAGATGACCACCTTCATACCTTCGATGAACGTATCTGCGATTTCTGCAGCCTGTGCGGCCTCGATCTCATGCTCAACGTTCAGATAGAGACGCGTGCCTGGCTGCCAGTTGCAGCGGGCCACCTCTTTCTCACCTTTCTTGGCGATGCCGAAGAAAGACTTCTTCTCACCTTCCAGAGAGTACTTCATCGACACGTTGATGTCGTCACCGATGGTCACGGGCTTAAACGGTCCGCTCACCACCTTCTCCTCTTCAATCTGTACTTTTGCCATAACTTAAATGTTTTATAGGGTTAATACTAGGATACCTTCTCACTGAGCAGTTCGCCAACGGCAGCCTTCACGCTCCATCGCAGCGTACTTTCTTTCACGGCCTTCTCAAGGATCACCCGTGTGCGCTCGTCGAGATCTATCACTCCCTTGTGGAAAAGCCCCCTTGCCATTTCCACGATCTCCAGGTCTGACGTGTTCTGGTAGAGCCAGTTGGCAAACGTCTTCGACAGGTCGCTCTCCACCACCAGTCCGATGGACACCTCTTCCCTCAGCTTGCGGAAGTCATACTTCCTGGTCTTTTTCTCTTCGATCTTCTTCATATTTATTGATTGTAAATCTTCACAAATCCGTTATTGTCTACGTACAACTGGCCTTTTGAAATGCCGAGGGTGGCAGGGTCACCTACCGGCCATGCGGCATAGTTCGACGTTATCCATATCTTGTTGTTCGCGAAACCCACATCCAACCTGTACGTGCCGTCGTTTATACTGAAGCCTGAACCCCTGTAATAGGCGTGTCCGAAATCGAGCGACGCTATGAGCTTGTTGGTACCGAATTCCACGAATCCCAGGTCAAGCACCTTGTTGCCGTTGTTGTCCCAGCCTCTTATGCCTGAGTGGTACGACACAAGGCCGGAAGTACGCTCGTTGCAGTAGATCTCCATCTTGTTAGTACCTTCGCTGCCGACATCGATATTGTTGATGATCTGGCCTCCCTCGATGGTACCCATCACCTTCAGGTTGCCGTCTTCATCCAGCTGGAAGGTAATCTTCCCCTGCTGGTTCTGTACCTGCACCACCTTTGCCGTGAAGTCGATACGGTCGGCATCGAGCCATATTCCGCTCTCAATGTGGTTATATCTGTCCTTCCTGACATACGTACCCATGTCCGCCTTCTTCATGACAGTGCTGTCTTCGTCCAGGTAAGCAGAGAAAAGCATGGCGAAATCGCCGTTGCCCGTCACGAGTCCGGACGTGTTTTTCAGCGATCCGTCGGCATTGAACCTGTTGGAGAGGACACTGATCGAATCCGAGTGCTGGTTGATGAGCGTGCCATAGGAATAAGCTGCGTCTGCAGTATCCTTGGCCTTCTGGGCAAGCCCGTGAGCAACCGAAATGTCCGAAATCAAACCCGGTATGGTCGTATTGTTCAGGGTATTCATGGAGTTCTGTATGCCTTCCACCGAAGCCTTTGAAGCCAGATTGACCACAGCCGCGCTGATCTCCTGAGCCGTCTGCGACGTCGTGGAATACCCTATCAGCTGGTCGTTCTCGTCCCAGTGGGCGGCGAGGTCTATGATGTGCGAGTTCGTGTTGATGCGCCATGTCGCCATGTTCTCGCCCTTCAGCGCATCGGGGATGTTGTATGTTCCGTCGGGGTTTACGGTGATGCCGAGGATGGTGGAGAGCATCGTGTCCGATGTCGACTTGTTGATTGTCACCACGTCCATCACGGCGTCGTGCTGCAGCTGTATCTCAGCCATGGCCGTCTGGTGCTGCGCGTCCGTCTTGATGGCCTGCAGGGTGATGCGGCGCGATGTCTGCTCGATATGCGTCTGGTAGTCCACCCTTGCATTGGCCACCGCGTCCGTCGTGAGCGCCACGAAGCGGATATAGCATTCACCTGTATACGACAGTACGAACTTCCCAGAGCCTTTCCATTCCCAACGGTTCGCCTCGATCTCGCGGTACTGCCACAGCAGCCAGTCGAACGAGTCCTCCAGTTCCGTCTCCCATCCCGTCCACGAGCCGTCGGCCTTGATGAACTTCGCGTATAGCGTGCCGTGTGTCACGGGGAGGATCCTGATGCCCATATACATGAAGTCATCGACATCCACCACCTCCGTCGACTCCTGGCTGTCCGACTCCATCTCCTTGTGGCTGCCCTTGGGCTTGATGTCGCTGAAAGCCTGCGACACGCCCATGCCCAGCAGGTGGAGCACCTTGATGCCGTCTAGGTCGGTGATGTCAGCCACGCGGCGGTTGGCCACCGACAGCATCTGCCCGTTGATCATCAGCGGCATCATCGCCTCTCCGCTCTCCTCCACCGTGCCCAGCAGCTGGCTGTCAGGCTCGTCGGCCACGGGCGTACCGTCAGCCTCGCATCTCTGCCAGCTCTCCAGTTCCTTCTGGAAGAAACCATTGGTCAGGAAGTTGTCCTCGTCGCTGATGTTATATGTCGTCTCCTGGTAGAAGCTGTGGAACCGCTGCAGCGTCATCTCCTGCCGTGCCTGCACGTTCTCGCCCGTCTGGGCATTGATGAAGTGGCCGATGCCGTAGTAGTTCGTGGTGTAGATGCCGAAGCCCTCCAGCCATCCGAAGATGTCGTTGCGGATGCCCTCGAGGTTGCCGATGCGCGACTTCAGGTTGTTTTTCGGGTCAGTCTTCAGGCCGTAGCGCACGTCCATGTACGGCGTGTTGTTGCCCACCGTCATCATCGTCACGATACCCTTGCGGTCAGGATCCGTCAGGTTGTCAACACGCGTGAACGTGTCGCCCTCCTTGATCAGCATCTCAGGCGTATAGGGCTTGCCGCCGTTGTCGCTCATCTGCGTGGCGAAGTTCGTGAACGTCACCCAGTCCAGCCGGTCGCCGTTCTCGTCGGTCTCGCCACCGCTGCCTACGTCCGTGATGAGCAGCTCATACGACTTCGTGATATATCCGTCGCCCCCGCTCACCACGTCGTTCTCAGCCTGGTACTGCTGCACCATGATACAGTCGTCCTTGCGGAAGTTCATGAACCAGCGTCCGTTGTTCGTCGAGAGCCACACCTTGCCCGTCTCAGGATCATAGTGGTGCACCTCCATCATGGCGGCGAAGACGCGGTTGTCGTTCTCACCCAACAGCTGCGAGATGATCATCTCGAACACACGGAGGGTGTTGCGTATCACGGCGTTGTCGATCTCCAGCGTATACTTATACTCTATGACCCCGGCCGAGTTCACGAACTCCTTCTTCTGTATCGTCCATCCCTGACCGCCGAGGAAGTCCGACACGAACTCCGGACTGGAGAGATTTCCCGTGAACGTCGAGTCGCCTTTCACCTCCAAAGCAGGGAGCACACGCCCTGCCTCGTCACGGTGTATGCTACCGTCGCCGATCTTCGCATGCTGACGGACCCACAGATCCTTCAGCTCTGCCACGCCCTCCTCGGTGATGATACCGCCCTGCAGGCCTTCAGCATATTCGCCGAGGATGATAGAGCCCAAAGTAATCAGGCCTTTCATGAAGGTGGGCTTGTTGAGCACCTTATTGAATATGATCTCATCGAACTCACCCGACATGCAGTAGCGCAGCAGATCCAGGAAAGCCGTACCAATGCGTACAGCCGTGTTCTGGGCGACCCCGCGCTCGTCGCGGATCACCTTGAATTCCCTTTCAAGCTCCTGATATCGTTCTGTGGCCATTATTTATAATTTTACGGCAAAGGTACCGATGAAGGCAACAAATTAAAACTACAACACCCGAACCTGTCCCAGCAACCCATCTAGCGCCGTAGTCATCATACCGAGGTATGCATTTCCATAGAAATCCCTCTCCAGTTCATTCAGAACCATACGGCTGGCATAGTATTTCCTATAGAACCATTCGTTGGCTCTTCGCGGATGGCCACCTGCCACACGGCCACCCCAGGCAGGACCAACCTTCTTAGGCTTGTCAAGGCCGTGTTCCCTACGATAATCCTCACCTCCAGGCAGGAGAAACGGCAGGGTGCCATCTGCCTGACGACTTGAAGAGTAGTGGCGGCCCAGACTGTCAGTATATCCCGTATTTGTGAACTCACGTCCAGTACCATCATCCGCATATTTACCGTACATCATGAAAGAGTGCTCGATGGATTTCTTAGCACCGTCGAGCAAGGCCTTGGCCTCTATGGATCCTCTTAGCGTCCCGGTATCCTCCACGCCAAGCAGCTGCAGCTTCTCTTGCCAGATGGTTACCATCATCTTAGCCCAGCCTTCCTCGAACCTTCTGAGTTCCTCTTCAGGGATCCTGGAGGAAGCATGTCTCCTACGCCCATCAGCACCACTCACCGGCTTACCAAGCCGTTCAGCCATCGTTCCCATGGACTACTCCTCCCACTCGTTAGGATCATACACAAGGTTCAGTGGCTCATTGTTCTGCACATTGAAGAAAAGCCCTGTTGCCCCATTGAAAGAATAGCGGCCGAACTCCTGGGAATAGATTGTTTCCAGATTCAGGTACATCAATCCCTTGCCATATTCAAACGAGGCCTTATCCCGGATCATCCTACTGAGCAGCTGCTTGAAGATGGTTCTTGCTCTTTCCAATGATTCTTTGTACATCTCATTATCACCATGGTCATAACCGCAGATGATATACACCGTATAGACCTTCCTGTCGAAATAACCAGGCTTATTACCAGTGGTGTTGGCACTCGTGGTGTCATCAACCAGGAAGAAGTTGAAATATTCACGGTAGTTTGCCATTACCTGTTCCAAACCTTCAGCACCTGAACAGAAGTCACAATAGAAGTTGTGATCCTTCACAATTTTGTTTTTTCTTGCCATTTCCAGGATATACCTGAGGCCATCGAATGATTCCTTACTTATCTCCATACTTTGCCTTGAAATCCTCAGCCTCGCGCGCCTTGGCATCAAGCTCCGTGAGGGCACGCTTCGTCTCGATGCGCTTCACGGCATCCTCCTTCGTCACGTCCCCGTCAGTCAGCGCACGGATCTGAGCGTTATACGAATCCAGAAAATTATAGTCACTACCCATTGAGCCAACAGGCCTGAAGAAATGCCGGAACATCTTCGAGAACTCCAGCTTGATCCATGAGAACCAGAAGAAGACGCTGGTACCGAGCGCCGCATCCACCTCCATCGCCTTGTCACCCTTGGCCACAGGCTCACCCGTCTCATCATCGATGAAGAGCCAACGGGCCAGCCTTTCGAGGAACTTGAAGTCTTTCGTGTTCAGGTAAGACTGGTAGTTCTTCTCACAGATCATGTACCACCCGAAGGCAAAATCAGACAGCAGCTTGTCAGCGGCCTTGAATTCACCAGCCGTATCCAGCCCACAGCCGAAGTTCTCGTAGCTGCCGACGAAGCTCAGCTGTCCGATCATATCCTGTACCTGCCAGTCCTGCAGGTCGAAGTAGTGCCACTTTCCCGTGTCGAGCCTTACGCGACACGACACGCACCGATATCTCTTCTTCAACACCTCGATACCGCAGAAGCGGAAGAGCATGTACGTGCGGATCTCCACGTCGTTGTAGAGACCGGACCCGATCAGGTCCAACGTATACTGTAGCTGCTCCCGTGACATCTCAGCCCAGGACTTAGGACACTCCAGATGCAGCACCTTATCCGACGAAGTGAAACGCGCCGTCTTCCTTCCTGTTTTCATACGGTTCGAAATGATTAGCCTCAAACGCCTGGCTGTTGGCATACGTAGAGAATGTCTCCAGATCGCTTTCCAACGTATTCATGAGCCTACGGAAATACTCGTAGGCCGCCCCCTTGTTCCCCTGCAGGGCTACGCCGAAGATACGGCGTATCTGATGCACCACGCCCTTATTCTTATCCGTGAGCGAGTTGGTGGCCATCTGCGTGATCAGCTCATCCATGAACTCGTCCGAGATCTTCTCACGGAGCCAGCGGTCCGTATCGAGGATGGTGGCGGTGGCATTCTCCCAGTCCTTCGAGATGGGCGCCTGCAGGCCAGCGAACTTTTTCAGGAACTCGAAGAAGCAGAAGAGCGTATCGATGACCACGAGGCCCTGCTGGTACCACCCTTCCATCATGAAGCACTGCTTCAGCAGCTCATCATGGGTGCGCAGCCACTTCACGCGCAGCTCCCCGTCGAGGGCATCCACACGCATCTTCGAGGCCGGTGCTGTGTTATTGGTAGAGACGACACCGAAGCCCGTCCCAGTCAGCACCAGGTCAAGCCCACGCATCTCCCTGAGGAACACGTCGACGGAGGCAAGCGCCTTCACCGCCACTGAGGCTACGCTTTCAGGATGATCGTTCACATACTGAATGCCTACATCGCCGAGCATCTCCTCACCGATATCCACAATTGCCGCATTGATCTTGCCCTCCAGTTTGTCGAAGACAGTTCCCTGGGCCTCCTTGGCTGCAGGGATGGCCAGATAGAAGTCCGGCTTACTGATTTTGATTGTTATCTCCATTCTCATCAGGTTTTTGGGTTGTTTCCTTAGCATCCTTATTCTCATCCAGTGTGGTCAGTTGGATCATTGGCACATCGAGGGCATACTTCTCATCCCATCCGTTATAGTGCATGATCACGTGGAAAGGCACCTCCATCACGTCGTGGAACATCTTCTCAATGGCCTGCTTCAGCGTGAAGAGCTCGCGCTTGTCGCTGCCCGAGTTGTTCATCTGGCTCTTGCCAGGGGTGGCGCCCACCATGTTCGGGTGAACGCCCATGGCGAAGCACAGACTGTTGCTGGCCTCTGCCATATCGTCGCTCCAGTCGCCACCCTCCTTGCTCTTGCCTTCCATGAGGTTATAGACGCGCACCATGCGCTTCTCGCCCTTCCCGTCGGGCAGCGAGTCATACGATGTCACCCAGGCTTTGCCGGCATTCTCAGGCTTCGTGCAGAACTCCGTGATCCTACGGCGTTCCTCTTTGATGCGCTCGGCGCGCTTCACCTTGTCCGTGATGTTCTCCTCCCTGCAGACATTGTCCCAATACGTCCGGTGCACCTCCACCTGGATCCTCGGGGCGCTGGTGTTCTTGATCATGTAGCGCTTGCCGATACCTATCAGACGGTAGATATCATACCACGCGTCGCGGTAGATCGAGGCATAGTAAGGGATGGGATAGTACCGATAGCCGGGTGTCGGCACCAGGCAGAGGACGGCGAACTTGCAGCACTTCCCCATGGGCGGTTCGGAAATCTTCTCCGACGTATAGATATGCGGAGCCCTGCCCATGCGGAACTCCAGGTCGCCCAGCGGATCGATCTCGTCGAGCAGCGGGATGGCCTCGATGGTCTCAGAGCGGCCCTGTCGGAAGTCGCCCACCAGCACGTGCTCGATCTGTCCGAACTTGTTCCGCTTGGTGAACCTACAGTCGCAGGCGTTGCGCATCCTGACCTGTACGATCTTCGAGTGGTCACGGCTCAGGTGGATCACCATTACAGAGAAGAAGTTGTACTTGATGTCGGTGGCCATCCTGAGCCACAGGAGGTGTATGGCATTGCGTAGGCAGAAGTTACGGATATCCCTGTCCTTCGTCATCTCGTCCGTCTCGCGGTCCAGGAAGCGGATGCCCTGACCGTAACACGTCTGTATGTTGAAGAGCTGGCACGAGCTCATCACCATGTTGTCCTCTATCAGCTGCTGGTTACGATAGGGTGCCAGGTTGTCTTTCCCGAAGTCCACGTATTCATACCAACGGCCTCCCACTCGTACAAACGTGGTGTTGATATCATCCATGCTCTCATAGATGCCGATGGTGTCATGCTTGTAGTGAGTAGACACCTCAGCCTCGATCTGCATGGCATCCTCGACGGAGCAGGGCACTATGGAAAACACGTCATATTCGCCCTTGGTACCGACGGGTACCATCGTATTGGTCATTTCCTCATTCATAGATATATCTGATGTCCGTTAATGTTAAAGATGAAGATATCCGGCACGGTGCGGATCTCGTTGTTCACGGGATTGATGAGCTTGTGCCATCCCTTCCTCCAGCTGCTGGAAGAGACGAGCCATCCCCGGTACTCAATGATATTACCCTTCAATTCCCACGCCAGTATGTTCACCTTCTGGTGAGTCTCGCGGGCGATATCCAGCAGCTGCTGCATCTCCTTGAAGTGAATGGGTTTTCTCTGCTCCATATTCCTAGTTGAAAGTATAGTCAAACGTATTGTCGAAGATGCGCCCCTCGCGCCTGAGGTCGAGGATGTTGTGGTTGCGGTCCGCATACTCATACTCGAAGGTGATGCGCGGCAGGGCTTCAGGAGTGTTCGAGAGCTCCGACTTCTCCGCAGAGATGACCACAGGTATGCCCTCGCCCACGAGAACCCCGCCGTTCTGCACGGGCAGCACGCGGATATCCTTCGAGCGCAGCACGTCGTTCCACCAGTTGGCCATGGGGAAAGAGATAATGCCCGTGTCGGCCTTGAACTTCTTCGTCTCCTCCACCACATAGCTCTCCTTCTTCCGTCCTATGCGAGTCTGCTTGCGGTTGAACGATGCCACCTGCTGGTGTTCGCCCGTGCAGTAGGCCAGCTCCTGTACGCCGAACGAGTTGGAGAAAAGCAGCACGGGTGCGATATCAGGATCGAAGTCGCTCACCACCTCGTACTCCTGCTTGCGGTTGCCAGCAGACACGACATACCGGCACAGCATCTTCCCCGAAGAGATGAAGTTGACGGGCGAGGCATCGATCATGCGGTAATCGCCGTCGACGAGGATATCCACATTGCAGTCACGGCTCGATCCGTCAGTATAGTAGGCCTTGCACGAGGGGCTCCCGCTGCCGATATAGCAGAGGTACTCCAGGAATCCCTCGGCCGTCTGGCGGGTGCCGTCGAGCAGCGTCAGGAAGTGGCTGTCGCAGAACTGCTGGCAGGTCACGTTGAGGATGTTGGCCTTGCAGCTGACGATGGTCGTCGTGACGCTGTCACTGTCAGTGACCGCAATCACCTCCTCACCGTCATCACCCTCCGTCACGTCCTGCTCCTCGACATTGATCGTCATCGAGAACACCAGCCACTGCTCGGCAAAGCGCTCAATGAGCCTGTCGATATCCGACAGTCTGATCACACCGAGGGCATCAGGATAGAGGAACTCCTCGAAGATCTTCTCCGAGTCGCCCGACTTGCCTACAGTGACAGTCACCCGGGCGCGCCCGTAGGTGAGAGAAGCCACCATGTCGGGCACCTGCGAGGAGAACTCCTTAGGCTGGATAGATGAAGTAATCTGAATCATACTGCAAAGATAGAAGGTTAACAGCCGTCTTAAAACAACGAAAAAGGGGCTGCGTGCATCGCTGCAGACAGCCCCCGGTCAAGTTGAGTAAAAAAATATTCCTATGTATCCATCTTCGTAAACATCACCCAGCGCGGCGTGCCGTCCGGCTGCTGACGCATCTGGTACCCATTGTTGGCCATATAGTCCATCAGGCGCTTCTTATCCACATCCATCATGGGCGCCAGCATGTCCTGTATGTCCTCAGTGGTATAGCTCAGCTTATAATAGCCGGGGGCATCGATGGGCAGGCGGTTCGAGAAGAACGCATCGAGCAGCGTCTTCATGTGTTCATCCGCATCTGTAGTGACGATGGTGACAGTCGCCACCGGCCGATCCTCATTCACTTCATCCTCATGGACCTCAGCAATATCTGCGTCCATGGACCCATGAGAATATATCTTCACGATCCTGCGCCCGTCCATATAGCTAAGGGCGTCGCGCAGATCGTCAACGGTCATTTCATTCTTCTTCGCCATTTTCCAAAATCCTTTTAAGTTCCTTTAATTCATTCTTGAAAAGCTTCAGCTGATAGGCCACTGTATAGAGGCTTTTAGCTTCGTCGTCGCAGTCGTAAGCCTGCTTCTGCAGACTGTCTTCAGCAGACTCGAGGATCACGATGGTATCCTCCAGATGGGAAGGCTCGCAAAGCTCGTTCACCATCTCCACCGCCTTTGGCGAAAGATTGATAGCACTCATAACCTATCCACCTATGATTGCCGCCATGAAACACAATCCGAAACCTACCGTGACAACGGCTGCTGCCTGACCCAAGAGAGCGGCCCTTTCCAAAATCTTGCTGGAAGACTTCGTAACACTTTTTGCAAGGCCTTGGAAAAAGTGCTGGATGGCCTTGTAAAATTCACCCGTCTGGCACTGTGTCGCCGTGCCCTGCGTCTGGGGCTGCCGCATCTCGTCGGCATAGCCCTCGAACTGTAATGTTAACTGTTGCATATTGCTATCTTGTTTGACTGTACAGGGATCCGCCCTGCGCGTTTTTTTCCTTGGAAAAGGGGAGAGCTCCCAGGCTATCATGACATTTTAAGGTTCATCTTCCAGTTCCGCCTCGCGGTCGGAACACTCTCCCCCGGGGAGGAAGGCGGGCCAAGCTTTCGGATGTGGTCCTTGCGGACTTTTGCCTTATTGTCTCCTGCCTCGCGGCGAGGAGCGCCTTCCCTATGAGACAGAGAAAGCGGCAGCCCTCCCTGTCGTCAAACAAGATAGACTTCGTCCAAGGACTTATATCTACTGGGTGGCCACCGCTATTGGTGTAGTGAGACCTCTGGCAGGTCTCGGAAGTATGAGCATAAAAAATGCCCTGAGTTGTTACTCGGGCGTCTTTCACCGCCCTTGGAGCGAACCGCTCTATCTTGTTTGACGGTGGCAAAGGTACGAAAAAATCCCGAACCTCCAAAGAAATTCGGGAAAAATTTCACGAAATCGGTGATTTTCTCTTTGTTTTTCTCTTCTGCGAGATATTTATTTATAAAAAAGGTGTCTCGATGGCAGACTAAAACCTTAAATCTGAGTAGAATCTTCAGAGATAAATAATGAAAACGTAATCAAGAAAGGAGGAGACGATGAAGAAGAAGACGATTCTCAAGACCGTTTACAGGATATTGGAGATAGCACATCTTTTCATGCACGTGATGGAGATGTTCCTGTAAACCAAAAGCGGTTCCGGCATCAGATGTCGGAACCGCTTTCAGAGTTATTTATTGTTAACCTTAGCTGGCGCAACGACCTCTGCAGGCCCTGCATCTTCGACAGTCAAAGAGTCTGAATGCTTTGAAGGTATGACTTGTTCTGGCTGAGAAGTACTGCCCTTAGGAGGGAATATATCCTCAATACTATGTTTACTGACTACAGACACAAGTCCCCATACTATAAATGCCAACACAACGGTACCAACCATACTCTGGGCCACTCCACCCCAGAACCTTTTCCAGCCTGGCTCCTTTTCAGGAAGTAACGGCGTAATGTTTGCGTCCATGTGCTGTGTCAGTCTGTTTGTCACTTCAGAAATGACTTGCTCTGACATGGCATCAAAAGATCCTCCCATAAAGTCTTGCAAAATTGATTCTGCCATTCCACGATAATGATCAATGCTGGTCTTACTTTCTCGACCAGCTGTAAATTCCTGGACTACTTCTTCTGGCAAGACATCAACCTTCAAAGACTCTTTTTGCTCGTTGATATACTGAACCTTCTCGGCCTTATACAATGAATAGGCGATATGTCCTACCATATCGCCATCACCTTTCACCATTTTGCTGTATATGCTGCAATACTTTTTAGCCATTTTCACTTATTTAGGATGAACCACTGAACCGATGACTTTTTTCCTTGCCTGGCCATAGATTTCATTCACCCTGTCAATAGACATCTTGTACTGACGGGATCCAAGCACGTGGACGGGAATCACGATGTGACCATCCCTCGCGTCTTGCACGGGAATGCGATTAATCTTCACGTGGTGAATCATCGAATCGTTTACTCGGGTAATTGTCTTTTTGTCAACTGTACACATTGATTGTGACTATTTTTGATTGATACTTTCTCCGTTCTCGGATGCAAAGGTAGGAAATTTTAGTCAAAAATACAAATTTACAATATGAATTTAATTCTTTCAGTTACATAATTGTCCATTTTTAACATCTTGAGGCACGAATAAAGCCTTCCTACTCTCACGAACAGGAAGGTCATGGCCAGATGAAAAGAAGTCAAAGATTCATTTGACAACCTTAACCGAACGGTTATACTTCACATGACTATTGGGGTTGTAGTTCACGAACTTGACTTCGTAGCTCTTGGTGCCCCACTTGATGAGCCCCCAGAGGATCTTGTGCTTGTACTGACGGTCGATGAACGTATCGAAGCTGTCGCGCATCTGATACCACATTTCCCTGGAATACAGGTTCAGCTCGAAGTCCACCCAACGGTCGTGATACGTATACAGGCTGTCGCTGTCGCGCTTCTCGGCCTGCATCTGGACTTTCCCCAGCGTCTCACGGAGGGAATGGTTCTCAGCCTCGATCTGCGACACCTTCAGTCCAAGATCCCTGATCAGCTGCTTGTCTGCCATCTGCTTCTTGTAGTCCGTCCTGTCGACGACGACCACAGGCTGTGTGTCCACAGGAATGGAGTCGCGAATGGTGTCATGCACCACGGTTGCGGAGGCCTGGGCCAGCTGCTGCTGGAGGTTGCGGACATCGCTGCGCATCTTCCCGTCGTGGTGCAGCGTCATCAGGAAAGCCGCGAGGGCCATGGTGAAGGCTATCAGCAGGCCTTTAGTCACCCAGTTGTTATAATCCAATTTATTCATATATCACGATATTCAGTCTTAGCATCGAACGACGGGCAGCGCTTGCCCTTGCGGTCATAGTTCCTGTGGCCGGCAATGACGGCTGTAGGGTAGAGACGGCGCAGCTTCACCAACAGATCCAGGAGTGAGAGCTTCTGGGCATCGGTGCGGGTGTCCTTGTCAGGCAACTCGGCGAGGGGCTTGCCAGGGATATTCTCCAGCCCGCCGACATAGACGATTCCGATGCTGTTGGAGTTGTAGCCTTCGCAATGCGCTCCGGCGATATCGACGTCTCGGCCCAGATGGACGCTTCCGTCGCGGTATACGACATAGTGATATCCGATATCGCTCCAACCGTTGCCTTTCGGTTTCGGCATCGTGTGCCACTCACGAATCTGGTCCACCGTGTAGTCCTTGCCTTCAGGCGTTGCCGTACAGTGCACCAGGATCAGGTCTATGCGCCGTCGCGAGCGTTTCAGCACGAAGCCGTCTTCAGGCTGCAGAGCAGCCCAGGTCTGCTGACCTACGATCCCATCAGGAAAGAGTCCGTTGTCATTCTGGAAGGCCTTCACCGCCTCGAGTGTGAGGGGACCGAACACACCGTCGGGCTGCACGTGGATCAGCTGCTGGAGCTTCATCACGTCAGGGCCTTTAGATCCGAGTTTGAGTACTGTCATGTCACTTAATAATTTTCATTCTTTTTGTTCACGTATTCACCATTGTCATTGAAGTCCTTCATGCGCTTCAGGACCCACGGCGGAAGGACGGGGTATATGGCGTTGATATTCTCCAGTACCGATATCGCTTCGCGCAGCAGCATGGCCACGCACAGGTACTCGCCGAACCACTGGGTGGTACCCACCACGTGCCCGTTAACCGTGTAGTTGATCAGGACGTTCGAAAGGATCAGCAAGACGATGTAGATGAAGATCTTCTTGGCGAACTTGTGCCAGAACTCCTCACTGGAGAGATCCTTGTATATCCAGTGCTTGACTAACCCCAGTAGCGTATCAATCACAATGGCAATGGCGATCCACTTGGCAAACTCCCAGTCCTGATAGATGTACTTCAGGAGGTTCACCCCGATAGTGAGGGGGAATGACCCAACTACCGCAATAACTGTTTTAATGTGCATCATAACCTTCTTTTTTCGGCAAAGTTAGCGCAAGACGGGACATCTTAAAACAACAGGGCAAGGAAATCGGGATTTTTTACCATGCCGTGCGCTGCTGGCTGCAGGAAATGGAAAGTCGCGGTTTAGTGGCCACTAAACAGGAAAGTCAGGGCAAAATCAGCCGATTTTGTTGGAAAGTGGCACTTTCTGACAGGAAAGTCGGGGGTGAATTTGGCGTTTTTGCGCAGAAATTCCACACCCAAAAGCCAAATCGGGGCCCCAAAATCCTAAGAGACAGTGAATTAGGATTTTGGGGTTGCGCAAAGCGCCTCGCCCTGCTGGAAGCACAGCCCCCACCGCCCTACGCTCCGCTGCGACTTTCCGACTTTCCGCAAGCGGAATATGTAAAAGGTCTTTACCGCCTGCCGTGTGTCGGTGCTTTGGTGATGGTGTTGGGGCATCGGCGGTCGGGCGCATACATACAACAAAAAGGGGGCTGGATGCTCTCCAGTCCCCAAGGTTAACGTGTGTTCGGGTCTTGTGTCTTTCAGTTCATAGTATTTATATCTTTCCCTGCTCGTGGTAACTATAATATTGCCCGTCCGTTATAATAACATGGTCAGCGAAATGCAGGCGCATGAGTTCGCATGCCTTGTTAATGGCCCGTGTCAGTTCATCGTCGGGCCTGCTGGGTGTGACGTTTCCGGAAGGGTGATTGTGGCACACGGCTAAAATAGTCGCATTGTTCACTACGCATTCTTTCATGATTACCCGTACATCTGCAAGCGTTTCAGTGATACCGCCCTGGCTGATGCGTACCGCCTTAATAAGTCGGTGGTGCTGATTCATAAGAAGCGCCCAAAACTCTTCTGTCGGGAGGTCTGCCAGTCGGGAGTACATATAATTATAGATGCGTGCAGCCGTGCCTAAATCGGGGGTTTCTTCTGCCCGTTCCTGCTGCCTGCGCCTGCCCAGTTCTACGGCTGCCAGTATGGTCATAACCTTAGAAAAGCCCAGTCCTTTGTACTGCATCAGTTCGGAGGCTGTGCGCTTGCCCAGTGTGTTGAGGTTGTTGCCACAGTCACGGAGCACACGGGCGCACAGTCTTACGGCATCCTCCTGCCTGCTGCCCGTACCTATCAATATACTCAATAGTTCGGCATTCGTCAGGGATTCAGCCCCGAGTGTGTCGAGTTTATGGCGGGGGCGGTCTTCAGCCGCCCACTGCCCTATATTCAACTTGTTACTCATGCCTGTGCCTCCTTTCTTGCCTTTCGTGTGGTGCGCTTGATTGCTGCCCGTGTCTTTCTCTCCGCCTTTTTCACGGCTTCCTCCTTGCCTTTCTCCATGCGTTCAATTGTCTGCATGGTATGCAGGGCGAAGCCCGTGGGGAGTGGTTGAGGTTCTGCACTGGGTGCGGGTTCGGGCTGAGGTTCACCGAAAGCGTTCTTTGTCTTGGCGAAGAAGATACCGCCCTTTACCTCTGCGCCTGCTTCCTCGAGTAGCTTGGCAAAATCATCAGCGGTGCGCCCACTGCTAACTATATCGTCAACTACTACGACTTTCTTGCCCTTGAAAAATGCGGCATCTATCTGCACTTGATAGTTATCTTCCTGCACCGTGTGCGCTGGGTTGCGGTGCGCTGCGGTGCGCTTGCCTAAAATGGTGACGTGCTGCATGGGGTTGAGTTGTCCCAGTGTGTTGGCTACGACTACGCAGAAATAGGCGAAGCGGTAGCGGTATTGTGCCATACTGGAGCAGGGCACGGGCACGACTACCAGCTCACGGGCTTTGTCCCCGTACCACTGGCGCAGTTTGCCGATAACCATCTGCGCCCCCTCTTTAAGTTGGGCTTTCTGCCCGTCCTTAAAGTTAATTACCCACTCGGAAAAGTTGCGCTCTTCCTCCGTTGCCAACTCTCTGAAAGCCTTTGGCACGTATGTGCCGAAATTGAATTTTTTGTCCATAATTAAGATACGTTTAAAAATTAATACTATATGTTGATAGGGTTAACTCTCGCCCATACAGGAAGGAACTGCTCAACGCGCACGCCGACATATTTCCCCTCCCCCACAAAACTTAAATTTTGTGCGCGTTAAGCAGGCTTTATGGCAGCAGGGACGAGGGTTCTGGCATATTTTTCTGGAGGGGCCCGAAAAGTTTTTTGAGCGCAGCGCCCCCTTGGGGCAAAAAAGTTTTTGGGAGGAACCAGAAAAATGTGACAGGTTCATCGTCACAGCTGACAGAAAGACTGTAGCTTTGCACAGAATTTGTGTTTTGTGGGGGAGGGGAAATATACACCAGGTAACTTCAGCGATTGATTGAGTATCAATCGCGTCCTGTCAGCCCATGTAGGACACGAATCCGGAATCTACATTGACAGTCACATCCTGCAGGTGCAGTTCCACACCGATACAGAGCGTGTCGAAGGCATCAGAGCCGTCAGTACGGTACTCCAGCTTGTCTTCTTCAGTCTCAGCTTCCTTCTCAGCACGTTTATCCTTCTTGTTCATATAGACGCCAGCCGTCTCAATCGACAGCAGCAACGCCTCGTTGTTATCGCGATTGATAAACACCTGATGATCAGCCCTACCGATGAACATACGGTTGATCAACTGGCACTTCTTGTCATGCTCCATGGCGCGCCCGATATAGACTTCATCGACGATCCAGCCATGATCAGATATCTCAGAGCTGATGAAAGAATAGAAATCCTGGTTCCTGCTGATACCGTAGCCGTTACCGACGAACGTATGGTCAAAGAAGAAAACCAGGGCTTTCTTCTTGTGATACTTATAATATTCGCAGAAGTCATCACACAGGGCCTCCAGTTTCCTTTCGTATTTCACATAGAAGGATTTAAGAACTCTCAGTTTCCCATCGTTGCCCAACTGGCCAACCACCATCCAGTTGATGTTATCGTTAGCATCGAAGGCACACATCAGCGGTGCTTCAGGATCCAAATCTGCGTCATTCCTACAGTCATCATCGAATGGCTTGCCTGTGGTAAGATCAACGATGCTCTCGAGATTCAAACGGGAAACATCAGGAGCCGTGTAGAGGTTGATATCCTCGCGCATGGCGCCATAGAATCCATCGTATGCGATGGTGATGCGCTTGCACATGATCGACGTGGCGAATACCAACGGAGGCAGCTCACGCTTCATGCGCTTGATGAAGTCCTCGCCCAGGACTGCGAGGTTATAGATCGACGGGCGCTCGAGATACAGATACGCCTGCTTGCGGAAGTAGGCCAACTGTTGTGAAACCTTCTGCAGCTCGCCCTGGTAGTAATTATATCGCTCCGGATGCTCCTTCATGCGCTGTTTCACCTGCCACTGGTAATATACCAGTCCCTCGATGACCTTGATCAGCTCAGGATCCATCAGTTTCTCGTACTGCAGGAACCAGGAACCTTTCTTGGTGACAGGCATGTCGCATGTAATGGTGATGCCATGGTGCAGCGGACACTTATCGAAGAACATCTCGTTTCCACGGTTCGTCTGGAACGTCTCGTTCTTCAGTTTCTCATAGTCTACGAACTTCGCTTCGTCAATCAGGACATGATCGAGAGACATACCATTCGAGGCACCCTCACGATCCTGCGTGATAATCTGAGAAACGCTGCCATTATAGAAGCCGATGCAGTTTTCCCAGTTATCAGGACGGAAGATAGGATCCTTCCAGTGCAGGGCCTTCCAGGGCCTCTTGCCCACTGTGTAGTGGATATCGCGCTTGAACCCCCATCGTTCCCAATGCACCAGCAGCGAGGGGAGTGTAGATATCAGACACTTCTTATAGGAAGGCGACACGAAACCCGTCATAGAACCAGTCATATACTGAAAGACCTGTATCTGACGGGTAGCATCAATTAGGCCTTTTCCGGTACCACGCCCCATGACAGCCACCAGGTTACGCGGCATCAACATCAGGGGATACAGCTGCGCATCATTGAAGTACTGTTTCTGCGTCGTAGACATAAACGGGCGGGATGAAAAGGGTTGTTAGGGTTTCTCGATCAGATCATCTATATTACCAGGACTCGGAGCAGTCTCATTATCGGTCGCCGGAATCTCTATAAATTCCGCGAACTCAGCTTCAGCATCGTATTTTTTGATGAGTTTCTTAATGCGGCCACGCAGATCGGGAATTTTCTTGATGCCGATGACCGAAGGATCATCCGTGGCCACGATCTCGAGCGGTACGATCTTATCGAATGCCAGATCAGGTGTATCTTCCTTATCTGTGAGGTTGTTCTTGATCAGGTTTTTCTGCATCGATGCCACGGCACGGTGCTCACCATCACGCTTGGCCGCCTTACGGTCTTCCTCGATCATCTGGTTGATACGCCATCTCCAGAACTTCTTGGAAGATTCCTGCAGATTGCCTATAATCACCTTCAGGCAATGGACATCATCATACGCCTGGCTCTCACTCACCTTGAACATGGCCATGTCATATTCAACGATATCACGGGGTGCCTTGGAAGAGAAACGGCACCAGTATGTATAGAGAGCACGGAAGCGGATGACGCGCTCGATGGTCTGAGCAGGCAGATGCTCATCTTTCATCTGGTCTTCGTCGAGGGCCAACCACCCCTGGTACTTATCAAGATCTACAGGAACACTCATAAGTCATTCAGCATTTTACGAAGGTGGTTTCTCAAAGCATCAGCAGCAGAAGGCGAACCAGCCCGCGCCAGCTCGATATCCCTTTCACGTATCTCGAGAGCAGCTTCAGCCATTCCGTAATAGAAAGCCTGGTGCACAGGGCTATCCTCCGTGGCGATCTCATCCCTGAGCTCATTAATCGGGAGCTCCATGAGGGCGCCAATCTCCGTAACCGGAGTCAGCTTGCTTGCCAGTTCCTTGATTCTTTTCAGCGAGTCCGTTGAATAATCCATTGAGAAGAATAGAGTTTTCGTCAACGAGATCCTTAAAGCCTGAGTATTGCTGCAGGAACACTTCCTGATCCGATGTGATGACAGTACACTCAGCACGGTCGCCATACGTCTGGTTCTGTGAGCTGATGACAGTCACCAGGTGCGAATCATTCTGTACGAGCACCACCTTCGAGTGGTTCATCGACAGATAGACAGCATCGAAGCAGCATTGCATTTCACGATAGAGTTTCACCGTCTTGTTAGAGGCCTTCAGGTCAGCCAGCAGTACCGAGTGACTGATCAGCCCTTTCTTCCTGAGGTTATAGAATCCCCGCAGGAAGGCATCAGACGTAGAGAACGTAGAGACATAAACATCCGCACGCCCAGTCTGCTTCAGGATCCAGTCCAGCAGACCGAGCGTGTGGAGACCTTTGCCCAGGTAGCTCTGAAGAGGGCACGAGGACAAAGGCTTGAGAAGCTTATTCAGATCCTTCCCCCTGGGCATTGTCTTGAGGAAGTTCAATAGAGATATCGCACTTCTGCAAGTCGGCCTTGCGCTGGTCAGAGAGCATGACGTTCAGCTGCAGGAGTTTAACGACGCGTTCCTGAATCTTGGAACGCAGATCCTCCAGCTTCACAATCTTTTCTTCAGGGAAGTCAGGTTCACGGCTCTCCAGTACCAGTTCCTGGAGCACAGGCAGGTTCCTGCTGATATACGACTGTGCGACATCAATATCCCTTTGCTCATCTTCAGTCAGCTGACCGCCTTTATTCAGCGTTACTATCTCGTCCATGGTACCACGGAAGTCATCATAGCGGCACATATCCTGACGGTACTTATACCAGAGTTCCTTCAGCAGCTGGAGATGCTCGAAGCGGTCACACGGTGCATTAAGGGTCAGCAGCAGGTTGTACGTCTCCTTGATCTTCTTCCAACGCTCTGCATTCTTCGCCCAGATGGCTTGGATATCCTCAGGCAGCTGGTCGTGGTCAGGCCGCTTGCCTGTAACAGCCTTCATGCTGTCGCCAGAGTCAGGGAAAGCCAAAACTTCGAGGCTTGCCCCCTCAAAATCCTTCTTCACCAGATTCTCCACACGTTCAGCTTCCTCAACGGCAGGCTTGACCACAGGAATAATCTCCTGATCGAGTTTCTGGATATCGTCGAAAGAATAGCCCTGGAGACGGATGTTCACATGTTTTTGAAGCTCATACTCCAGTTTCTTCAGCCCACCTTTTGGATATCTCAAAATTCGTTCATAGAGACCTTTGTTGCGGTTCACACGCAGCATCAGCTCAGCACCCTTACGGATACTCTCATCATCGGTATGGTCGCTGCGAAGCCACGCCACCATTTCCTCAGTCACTTTAGGATCATAATTTGCCATAACAGTTAAATTTAAAACGGGATGGCAGAGACATACTCCAGTCATCCCGCACCTTTTCACCAATAACTAATAAACCTATATAATATGAAGCAACTACTCGCTTACGATGGTATCAGTCTTACCGTCGATCGTGCCGTCTTCCGTCTCGAAGGTACCCTCATAGAACGGAGCGGGGTTAATGTCGGACACCGAGGCAGTGATAGTTGACTGGCTGGAGTCAGTCACGGTCTTACCGGCATTCTGTCCCAGTTCAACCTGAACGCGGAACATCTCGTTACCGATCACACGGATTGCACCGTCGCGCTGCGGGTAGAGGAAGATCACATCGTCATTGTTGAGCTTAGCGATCAGTCCCGTCACCTTCTTCTGGGTACCAGGAAGCACGAACGCCACCTTGTTGTTGAACGACTTGGCACCCTCATTGCCCTGGTTCTCGCAAGTAGGTTCAGACTCGCCCTCCACGAGGTCGATCTTAACGAACTTAACGCCTTCAGCAAGCACGAAGTTACTCTTGATGACAGCCACCTCCTCCAGTTTTGTCGCAGCATCACCCTGCACCTTGGGGAAGGAAAGGATGTTCGCGCGGCGAACCATATACATGTGCGGACGGACGCCTGGGAGCGATGCGCTGCCCTGGCAGTACTGTACGTCTTCGTACAGGTCCTTATCTGTGGTACATTTGTTAGCCATAATCTTACTAATTTAAATGAATTACCATGCAGTATACTTCGTATTAGCCTTACGGGCCACACAGAGCATCTCCTTGTTAATCGAGCGATACTGAAGACCGAAGAAGAGGTTGGAGATGAAATCAACATCATAGTGAGAGGTCAGAGAATCCTTCACCTCAAAGCCTTCATCAGAAGTTTCCTGATTCCAAAGTGTCAGGACGTTATTCTTAGGAGACAAAGACAAATAATTCTCAGGCACATTCTCTAGAGCTACGAATTCACACTTTTCAGCACCCTCAAGATGAGCCTTTTGGTACTGCAGGTTGTAGGGCAGAGCACCATGATTCATCTGGTATGACTCTTCGTAGCAATGCTTGACATATGTACTCATGAAGAGCTTGTTACGCTGACGGCGCAGTTTCGGATGAACACCTTTCCAACCAGCAGCGACATTACCCCACCAGAAATCCTTCAGCAGATCTTCAGTATTCTCTGTAGTAAAGTTCTCAGGCAGATAATAGAGGTTTTGTTCCTCAACCGCCATAGCACCTGAAGCAATCTCAACATCCTCGATAGCACAGAAACCATTGAACCATTTCATTGTCAGGGACGTATCCTCAGGATCATGCTTTGCTATCCAGAGATTGTCAAACATATTTTCACCTATCTGAGCGATGATATAGGCACAGATGCGCTTTGTCCAGGGCTGATTCTTCTGACCAGAAGGATTCACAACATCACTACCCCACAGCGTCTTGTAGATGCTGACGGGATCGATGGGCTCTATGCTGTTTCCCAAGAAGGTCTCAAAAGTGCGCTGTTTGATTTTAGTAGCACCATCGCCCTTCTTATACTTATCGAAATTACCCATCTGGAACTTGCCCTTCATTTCATGAAGATGTTCCTTGAAGCGGATACCGGTCATCATACCCATGTGCTGGGTAGCCTCACGCAAGGCGAACATCGGCATGGTGATGAGTTCAGTACGGTATTTCTGAGCCGACTCATTGAGAGACTCAGGCGTGAAAGTCGTCTTTGGATCTTTCACTGGCTGCACTTTAGCAGGAGTTGTTACAGGATCAGCCATAGTTAAAGCGCATTTTCAATTGATTTATACAACTCAGCAGCTCCGTTGAGACTCTGGTCGTCCACAACTTCGCCACCATTCTCACTCTCACCAGGACCTCCCTTGAGGTTCTTGATCTCCTCATCCTTAGAAGCGATTGAATTCTTCAGCTTCTGTATCTCATCCTTCATGGAATCAATCAGGCCCTTAGCCTTCTTGCAGGCTTCGTCCTGAGTCTTCAGCTGATCATCAATCTTCTTCATCTGGTCCTGAGTCAGGACGATATCGCCCTGCTCGTTGGGCTGGAAGCCATCCTTGACAGCCAGCAGCGCCATCACACACGTGAAGATTTTAATCATTTTACTGTCTTGATTGTTGGCGAAAGAGTTTTTGAGCCCCTTCAGCAACTCCATCGCCTTTTGGAGGATGCCAGCTGGAGAATCCTCGCCCGACTCCAGGTTGAAACCGGAAGGAAGAGGAGGGAGCCCCTTTTCATTGAAAATAGAATTCGTAATCTCGTTGGTCGCAGTGCCCTCGACTTTCTCAGCCTCGATGATCTCGTCGACGATGCCGAAACTGACAGCATCAGCAGCCTTGATCCATGCAGCCACCTTCATCTTAGCCTTTACATCCTCCACCGACTTACCATTGCGGTCAGCATAGATCTGTGCCAGGATATCGTCGATGGTCGACAGTTGGTCGCGCTGGAACTTCAGTCGCTTGATACACTCATCTATCTGCTCTTTGTTGCGGGAACCGTACTCGCCCACCCAAGTCATGGAGTTGTGGATGAGGATCAGGGCGTTCTTTGCCATCTTGATCGTCTTGGCACCCATGGCCATGAAGGTGGCAGAAGATGCGGACATGCCAAGGAATTCGACAGTCACATCCCCATGGTTCTTGAAGAGCTCGTAGATCTGCAGCCCCGTATCGACGTAGCCACCCAGCGAAGAGATGGCGACAGTAACGGGCTTGCCTTTCGAGTTGTCAAGCACGTATTTGACATAGCCGGCAGAGATGCTCCAGCCGACTGTGCCAGTCAAGTAAAGGTCATATTTCTTCATTTCTACCTTTGTTTTCGGCAAAGGTAGATAGGAAAGTCAGATATTAAAACAACTGTAAGCTAATGGAATAAAGGCAATTCAGACCTCAAAGAAATCGTCACAGTCACCTCCGTAAGCTGACTGTCAGTGAGGTTGTCAGGAATGGTCTGTGAAGAAACGGTGACAGGATAAGGCCTGGAACATGACCCTATAAGCAGCCGACAGCCATCAGCCAGATCCACGGCGTAAGCCCAATGGCCTCTCACCTCCAGCTTCTGGCAGGTCTTGAAAACCAGCTGGTAGTCGAATACGTGGTTTTTGTCGACCACCTTATTATTAATAGAGAGTTTGGCCGGCACCACGATATCGATACGCTCTCCGTGCTCCTTAACCATTTCAATGTTACTTGCCAACGACTGAAGGGCCGAACACTGTAAGCGGTACACCGCAATCACATTCCTAATCATATTCTTAAAAATTGTAATTTGATGTTAACTGTACATAAACGACGGGTTTGAACGGGTGTGAACAAATAAGGCCGTCTTGATGGTACGATTTTTCGTTAAAGATATTTAAAATCATCCTTTTCTTTTCCTTTTTTTACTTCTCAGGTCGATTCCATGATTGAGGAAGCGTATTTTCTCCCGGTAGTATCTCATCCTGATAGTGTCAGCATAATCGAGGTCGATGCCATGCATTTCGCACCATGCGAAGGCCGCAGACTGGAGCTTCGTATCATCCCCACACATGTCAGACATCTCCTTCCAGAGATTAGTGAGGAACACGGCTTCGATATGCTCAATGATGAACTTACGACCACGCTCCGACACGTAGTTCCAGCAGACGGGGTCCTTCTGTTTTGAATAAGGGATACAGACAGCCACCACATCGGGGCCTTCAGGCTCCTCACGTGTATACATCGGCGGTCGGCGCTGCAGCACGCTTACGATACGGGAGTTGGTTACAGAATGATCATCGAACCTGACAGGATTGCCATAATGATGAATCAGGTACTGACGAATAAAAGGCTTTAGCTTCAGATATATAACGAATTCACTCAT